ACATTCTCGTAACTATTTACCATAATTGCGTACACTTCCTTTCCAAAATTTACATTGCGGGAGGATCGCATTGACGCATGGGAAAAAGTCTGGTGCAGCGGCCACATAGGCCGAATGATCGAGGACATGGGGCCGTGCCGGAATATCAAGGGCTATCACAATGTCCGGTCTTACCTATCTTCCAGCGATTACGACACGGCTCAGATGTCACAGCTCATTGTGTTGGTGGTGGCGGACTGCAAGGAGAACGGTATCGAGACCATGACGCCCAGAGAGCTGGATGCGCTGGTGTCCCGGTGGGGCGAGGTGAGCGTATGAGCACAGCAAAAATCTATACCGCCCACGGAAAGTCCCTGACCATGCGGCAATGGGCGAAGGAACTAAATCTGCCGCAAAAGACGCTGCGGAACCGGCTGGACAGGGGGTGGACGCCGGAAGCGACCTTCACACCGGGAAAGCAACTGCACCGGGGCGGCACAACAGGTTCGCGCCGCACTGACCACACAGGAGAGCGGCACGGGATGCTGGTGGTCGACCACTGCCTCGGATCGGGGCCGGATGGGCCGAAATGGCTCTGCGTGTGCGACTGCGGCAAGACGCGGGTGGTACTGGCGCGGAATCTGAGAGGCGCATACAGCTGCGGCTGTAAGGCGAGGAGAAAGGCAGACCGCCGCCCCGGCCATCCACAACCATGTTGGACGTGCCGGAACTACGCCGGAGGGTGCAGTTGGTCGCAGAAGTACCCGGAGCCTGTGAAGGGCTGGGACGCGACCCCCACCACGAAATATCAGGGGAATGCGGGCGAGGTCACATCTTTCGCCATCCATTACTGCCCAGAGTATGTACCTGACGGAACGGAGGTGCTGGTGAATGGGTGAAATTTGGAAACCCGTTCCTGGTTATGAAGGGGCTTACGAAATAAGCAATATGGGACGGTTGCGCTCACTAACGAGAACGCGGATTGTAAATAATTGCCACGGTGGGACTTCGCCGCGAACGGATAAAGGACACGTTTTGGCGCCAGGAAACAACGGAAACGGGTACGCCTATGTGTCACTCCGCGATAATGGAGTAAGGACTAATTATTATGTTCATCGCCTTGTAGCGGAAGTGTTTCTTGATAAACCGGAAGGGGAAAACTTGGTTGTCGATCACCGCGATCACAACAGGAGCAATAATGTGGTAAATAACTTGGAGTGGGTTACGCAAAAAGAAAATGTCGGTCGATCGAGGCATCTTATGCGTCACCAAAAAGGCCGCTATAGACCGTCATCAACCGGGGAGAAATACATAATTCGCTACAAAAAAGGATATCGCGTGAATATCAAGTGGGCGAAAACAAGCAGAGATTTTAAGAACCTATCTGATGCGATTCGGTTCAGAAATGAGGTGATAAACGGTGCCAAATAACAGGAAATGTTTTCTTTGCGGAAGATGTGACGCAAGCGATCCATTAGAACGGCACCATTAGCCACATATTTGGTGCAGCATATCGCAAGAAAAGCGAAAAATACGGCCTTGTGGTCTATCTATGCGGCAACAGGTGCCACAGGAACGGAAAGACGGCAGTACACCGCAGCGGCGAACAAATGCGCAGGCTGCGGCGATACGGACAGCTAAAGGCCATGCAGGAGCATGGCTGGACGGAAGATGATTTCCGGCGCGAGTTCGGGAAATCGTACTTATAGGAGGGCTTATGACACAGTGCGACAGAATTCTTGAGTATATGGAGACGGTAGGCCCCATTACACAGTTGGACGCCGCCCGCGAGTTTGGCTGCTACCGTCTGGGCGCGAGAATCTGGGACTTACGCCACGCAGGACACGCCATCAGCAAGCGGACAGTGACAAACAAGAACCGATACGGCGAGAGCGTGAGCTTCGCCGAATACAGATTGGAGGACAAGAAATGCTGAACAAGATTTTCATCATGGGACGCCTGACCCGTGATCCGGAGCTGCGGCGGACGCAGAACGGTACGGCGGTGGCCGGGTTCGCGCTGGCCGTTGACCGGGATTTTAAGAACGCCGACGGCACCAAAGAGACGGACTTCATCGAGGTGGTGGCATGGCGCAGCAGCGCCGAGTTCGTCAGCAAGTACTTCGCCAAGGGCCGTATGGCTATCGTGGAGGGCCGGTTGCAGATTCGTGACTGGACGGACAAGGACGGCAACAAGCGCCGCAATGCAGAGGTCGTGGCCGACAACGTGTACTTCGGCGACAGCAAGAAGGAGTACGGTGGCGACTATGGCGGCGCTCCTGTTGGCGGCTACAAGGCGGCAGGCAAGGCCGTGGACGCGGAGCCGGGCGAGGGAGAGTTTGCCGAGATCGAGGACGAAGAAGATTTGCCGTTTTGAGGTGAGAGTGGAAGGAAGAGGACAACACAGCGGGGCGTATCGTGGGCGCGAACCGTGACGGCTGGCCGGGATCGAGCCAGCGCACGACGGCGGCGCGGGCGAAAATCCCCCTTTGTCCCCCTATCTATCCCCCTATATCCCCCTTACACACCCACAACAAGAGAGATATTTCTTCTTGTGGGGGGTGTATAGAGGGCAGTACGGGAGAAGGAGAGAACATGACGAAAGAAGAATTTGAACAGGTTTTCACGGCGCTGGGGCTGTTCTGGCCGCGGGAAACCGTTTCGGACAGCCGGAAGGCGGCGTGGTGGCTGGCGCTGAAGCCGTACCCCTATCAGGGCGGCGTGCGGGAGAAGATCATTGCCTATGCCCGGTCGCCGAAAGGGAACTATTTTCCGGATGTGGCGAACCTGACGGCAGGTCTGACACCAGAGATAACGGAACCGGAGAAGTCCGGGCCGGACTGGATCGACGAGCTGCTGGAGAAACTGCCGCCCCACACGCCTGACCCGATTACCCGATATGCCTCCGAGCATGGGATCACCTGGGGCGAGGCGAAAAAGGCGTTGGAGGGCCGGACATGAGCAGAGAATCATTCATCATCCGCTATCCGGACACCGACGCCGGAAGGAAGGCGTGGAACAAGGCATATGGGCTGAATGCTATCTATGCGGGAAAGCACTGGTCGAAGCGGCGGGACGACGCGAGACTGTGGCACACGCTGACGGTGAGCGCTATCAACGCCGCCCACATTCGTAAGCGGCCTTTTGAAAGGCCCGCAGTACTGACCTTCCAGTGGAATGACAGGCTGGATTGCTCCAACCACGCTTACATGGCGAAGCTGATCGAGGACGGCATGAAGGGCATTCTGCTCCACGACGACAGCCGCCGGTGGGTGAGGGGCATTGAGCACTATTTCCACGACAAGCCCTACATACGCGTGACGGTCACGGAGGTGGAACCATGAAAAACGGGATCTGGAAAGTGGAGACGGCGAGGCTTTGCTGGGCCTGCCAGATAGACATGATCCACGAATATATTATCCAGCCTACCCGCGAACAGCGGCGCGACCCGGTGAAGGATCGCTGGGAGAGCGGCGTATGTGAGCGCTGTGGACGGAAACAGAGCATGACAAAACTGCGCCGGTACACCATGAACCGGGCCGGGCTGGTGGCAAGGGGGCGAGAAAATGGGTAAGCAGCATCTATCCCGTGATGAGCGGCTGATTATGCAAGGCCGCTTGAAGGGAACGCAGGAAAACATGGACATGGTGGCGATGGTGCTGATGGACAAGTGCGGCTGGCACGTCTTTGAGGAGACATCGGACAGCCGGGACACCCACAGCATCGCGTATCTGTATGAGTGCTTGGAGAAGCTGGCAGAGGAGATAAACGAGGGCCGTATCAAGCGGAAGCACATCAAGGACGTGCTGAAGGACGAGTGCGGCGTGGTGTTTGGAGATTGAGAGGGAACATGAAACGAGATGAGATCGTGACCGCGCTGCGGTGCTGTGCGGCTGACTATTGTAACGGATGCCAGCTTTATGTTGCCTATCCCAAGGGCGGGGACTGTATCCGCGTGATGGCGACCGCCGCCGCTGACCTGATCGAGAACCAGCAGCGGGAGATAGAAGCGCTGCGGCAGGCCAATGAGGGTCTGCGGTTTAATCTGGCGGCGTTAAGTACGCCGGAGGGAAAAAGATGAAAGAGATTATCACACTATTCATCATTGTATTTGGCATATCATTTGTTGTAATTTATAACATTTTTAGAGGTAAAAAATCATGAAGAAAAATATCACTATTACTATTTCTATTGTACTAGCAGCGATTGTTGCTATTTTTTGTATTATCTGCCTAACAAGAATTAAGGTGGGCTACGTAGGCGTTGTATATTCTGCAAAGGGTGTGGAACAAAATACGCTGACGCAGGGCTGGCATTGGCTATCACCTTTGAAACACGTTAAGCAATTCCCTATCAGTCAGCAGCAAATCGTATTTTCCGACGATCCGTCTGACTACAACACAGATGAACACGCAGATTGGCATATTGACGCCCCTGCCAACGGCGGCATGGTAGGCATTAACCTAACGGTCAACTATAATTTTCTACCTGACCGCGTGGTGAGTTTGTATGAAAAATTCAACGGCATGGACGGAGAGGCCATTGTAGAGGGCCGCGTACAGAATAGCATTATTGCATATGTGAAGGAAGTTACCCCCAGATTCTCCGTCATGGACATCTACTCTGACAAAAAGTCGGAGGTAAACAAGGCTATTACCGACTATCTGAATGAGAAGCTCAGTGCCGAATATGGTATCAACGTGTCCAGCGCCCTGATCATTGATGTGGAACTGGATTCCGCATTGCAGGAAAAGGTGCGGGCAAAGGAGCAAGCCAAACAGGATGCAGAGATCGCAGAACTTGCCAAACAAACGGCGGAAGCGCAAGCAGAAACAAATCGCGTTATCGCTGAATCTGAGGCTGCTGTAAAGATCATTGAGGCGGAAGCTGAGGCAAAAGCCAACAAGACCATTGCGGAATCCATTACGCCGGAGCTAATCCAGATGAAGGAAGCGGAGGCGCGTCTCAAGCATGGCTGGGTGACTGTACAGGGCGCTGATACGGTGGTGACCGCAAAATGATACTACACGATAACGCAATTTGTCAGGCGGCGCTGGAAACCTTCGGGAAGGAATTACAGGTGACAATGGCCATCGAGGAAATGAGTGAACTGACAAAGGAGCTTTGCAAAAACAGCAGAGGGCAGGAGAGCACCCCACACATTGCGGAGGAGATCGCCGACGTGGAGATCATGCTTCAGCAGATGGTGATGCTGTTCGACTGCGCGGGACAGGTGGAGACATTCCGCCGGTACAAGCTGGAACGGCTGGCGGGGCGGATTGAGGAGGTGAGGCGATGAGCAGTAAACAGACCATCATGCAATTAGCCAACGAGGTTATCAGGTACCTAAACGCCTGTGCCGATGAGGCCTTTGTTGAAAGCGTCTTGGAGTGTATCAATGACGGCGTGGAGTTCGGCGAGGACGAGATTAGGGAGGTGGAGTGATGGCGAAGTACATTGACCAGTCTGTAGCGATTGCGCGGCTGACCCATATAGAAGTGACAAAGCCCACGGCGACTATGACGGATGCCAAACGTGCGCTTGCGGATATGTTTCCGGCCAATGTGGAGTCAGTGGTGCGGTGCTGGGAGTGCAAATATTACAAGCCTGATGAGTTCGAGTGCGGATGTGATTTTGCTGGTGGTTTGCCGCATGCAAAGGCTGACGATTTCTGTTCCTACGGTGAGAGAAAGGAGGAATAGCGTCATAAAACAAATGAAACCAACGACAAATGACCGCATTATTGCCGCTGCGTGGGTGCTGCTGATACTGGCGGCGGCGCTGGTGGTGCTGACCGGCTTTTCTGAGAAGGGGCCGGAACGCGAGGAGCGCACGATTCTGGTGATCGAGGGTGGCCCGCACGAAGAAGCATACGAAGACCCGGACGAAGCGGAGAAAAGCGCGGAGGCGGTGATTGCCGCCATCGGCACAGACCGGGAGTTTGAGACATTCGGCTACGACGTGACGCGAGTTCTCCGGATCGTTACGGCAGAAGCGGGAAACGATGCCGACCAGTGCCGTGGCATTGTACAAGCCCTGTTTAACGCATGCAATCGCCACAGGAACCACTACACGCCGGAGGACGTATGCAGGGAGTATCAGTACACCGCCCCGGCAAGCTGGGCGTCTGACGCGGCGCTAAACGCCTTTTGCGAGGTGTTTGTGTACGGTGAGACATTTACCGACATCGGCAATGCAACGGTGTTTTATAATCCCCAGATCGCCGGACACAGCGAATACCATGAGGGGCAGATCTACGTTTGCAGCATCGGAGATGTGAAGTATTTTGAGGAAGTGTAAATGAAAAAGATTGAATATATCAAGAAGCAAGACGCAATTGACGCTATTGTTGCAAGCAATCGCAACGTAGATGTTGATGGGTTGACTGCGATAATGAAAGTCTCGCCTGCCGTAGTTTTGTGCAAGGACTGCATTTTTTGGGAAAAAGGAACGAGGGACGATGGTTTTTGCTTTAGCCGCTATGTGGTGTGCGGAAGCGTGACGCCGCGCAGAAACCCCACAGACTTTTGTAGCTACGGAGAGCGCAAGGAGCCAAATGTGTAATGGATAAATGGATTATACGCGACAAGTCCACAGAGGGAAAAGATTGGCCCAAATGGGCGATACGGATCGAGTGCCCCTACTGTGGCCTTGTGACGGGCAGCAAAAGCAATTACTGCCCACAATGCGGAAAGGAGTTGATACGGCGTGAACCAAGCTGACATCGACCGCCAAATCAAGGCGCTGGATGAGGCGAAACAAACCATATTGGCGCTTTGGGGGCGCTATCAGGCGAGGGATAAGCTTGTGGATGAACTGGAAAATGAAATCTATAAACTGAAATGCAGCAAAAGTGTTTAATTAGAATAACTACTTTAGAAAATCCGCGTTTTTGCACTATAAACATTGCAAAAAGTGTGGTACAATAGTTATGAGGACGTGCAGCCTTACAACACCTCCATTCGTTTGTTTTAACTGCATTCATTTTTCATTCTCCCTCCTTTTTGTGGCCCGTCGTTGCACGGCGGCGGGCACACACGGCATTGTAGCTCAGTTGGAAGAGCGCACGGCGGAAACCGCCGCCGATGGACGATGCAGGGTTCGATTCCCGCCAATGCCTCCACAGTTCTAGAGGACACCTTTTTCCTTTCAACCGCTTACCCGCCAGCGGTATATGACGGGTATACGCCGGACTGCGTGAGCTACCCCACGATAAGGGGCGGGAGGTCGCACCTCCCATCCGGCCACAGTGTGCCGACACATAGAAAACGGCTGGGCAATACGGAGCCTGTAGAGACGGAATCCGCGACGAAAAAAGCGGTGCGGCACTACCGTGGGCAAGTGGCATAGCGTCCCGCCCGAAAGTGTGCCAGAACATTGAAGCGGTAGGCGATCCGCCATGCGTTTACCGTGGAGTTCCGAAGGGTTGTGCGTATTCCTCAAGGCGGATAGGCGGAAGCCGAAAGAAAACGCCCAATACGCGGCATAGGTGCCCAGTAAGGGGAGACCACAGCGAGTGGCGGGGGCTTTTCCCTTGAAGCGCTAAAGCAGGGCAGGACTGCAATGCCGCACCAGAGGCCGGGTAGCGCCCGGACAATGTCGGAGCGTATCGGCATGCCCGACGTGGAAATGACAATGCTCGCTGAAAACTGCGCGTGAGGATGCGTCCTCCTTGCCATGACCGAACGGTGGCGCTTGAGATGCTTGCGGGGCCTTAAGCGGGCATGAGCGCGTGACAATCTAAGCGGGAAGCCGAACAAAGAGGAGAACAGCATGGACGATATCACAAAGCAGCCATACGCCAAATGGCTTGAAGAAAGCATAGCAACTATTGCAGGGCTTGACCCTTGCTGTATTTGCTTTGCAGCGACAAAAGCAGACGGCACGGTGTTCACCGGCTATTATAATGCAGACGCGACGGACAAGGCCGTTTTTGCGCACAATATCCAGTCCGACATCGTGATGGATATCATCAAGGCAAATGCTGACACAATCAGCGGTATTCTGGGAGAATGATATGCACTGCAACATAATCATGCAAAAAGGCGAAACGCCAGACGGTGCGCTTGATGTCTACATCCACGAACTGGATCGGCACATTAAGGCATTGCTGGTCAAATATAGCCTACACGACAGATACCGCGACATCAAAGGGAAAGAACATTCGCAGACGTTTGTATGCTATCGGATCACCTGCGTTCCGTCTGATGTAGCGGCGGAGATCATATCCAAGGAATACGGTATATGCACCTGCACGGTAAACGGCAAAACGGCGCGTTTCTATGTAGGCGACAGCAGCCACGACTTGATACAGGTGGATAGCGAGTTGGTAGAGGAGGATGGCAAATGATTCTCTGCGGTAAAGACTGCACACCATGCTGTGACTTCTGCACCCACGTCAAACACGGCACAGTAGTAGTTGACGGCAAACGTGTACCTGGTGGGCCTATTGGCTGCAAATTGCACAAGGACAAAGAGCATCAGGACATTGCCGCGACTTGCGGGTATTGCGATGACTTTCGTTGTTTCCGGAGTTTGGTGCGTGTGGATGGCGAGCGGATAGAGGGAGAAGAATAGACAAAAGAGGTGGGGGACAATGGCCGCGCGTCTGACAGACCGGCAGAAAAAGAAAATACTGGCGGACTATGTGCAGACGAACAATTATTGCGCCACCGCGAAAATAAATGGAGTTTCTGCTACAACTGTCAAGAACATTGTTCTTGCAAATTTGGACATTGTGAAAAAGTGCGAGCAAAAAAAAGAGGAGAATACCGCCGACATTTTGGCGTATATGGATGCGCATAAAGACATGGTGTGCTCCTTTATTGGCAAGGGGCTTGAAATGCTTAATGACCCCGATAAGTTGGCGGCGGCAAATCTGAGCCAAATTACCACTGCGATGGGCACGGTGATCGACAAGTGGGCCATGATTGGCGGCGCTCCTGCTGATACCGCAAAGGATGACGCGCTGAGTCAAAGCCTGAGGGAACTGGCGGAGGACTTGCAAGGCGATGATTAGCAGAAAGCAGGCCAAGATACTGGCTTTTCCATACACAAACTATGATGCGCTGATCTGTGATGGTGCTGTGCGTTCCGGTAAAACGTCTATCATGATGTGGGCGTTTGTGCAGTGGGCGACGGAAAATTTCAGTGGACAGAGGTTTGGAATTTGCGGAAAGACAGTGGATTCGTGCGTGAAGAACATAGTCGTTCCGTTTACGTCCATGTCTTTGACGAAGGAGCGTTATATTATCCGGTGGCGGCGGTCTGACAAAATCCTTGAGGTGCGGCGCGGAGCCGTAACGAATTACTTTGAGGTGTTCGGCGGCAAGGACGAGGCCAGCTATACGCTGATCCAAGGCCGCACGTTGGCGGGTGTGCTGCTGGACGAGGTTGTTCTGATGCCGCGCTCGTTTGTGGAACAGGCATTGACCCGCTGCTCCGTAGCCGGTGCGAAGCTGTGGTTTTCCTGTAACCCGGGAAGTCCGCAGCACTGGTTTTATACAGAGTGGATACGGCGGAACAAGGAGCGAAACGCGCTGTATCTGCATTTTGAAATGACGGACAACCCTGGCTTATCTCAAAAAACGCTGGAACGCTATCAAGCAATGTTTTCCGGCGTGTTCTACGACAGGTATATCCGGGGGCTGTGGGTGATTGCCGAAGGTCTGGTATATCCTATGTTTTCCCGGGGGTTCAATGTGACAAGTGAACGCGGTGGGCCGGGGACGTATTACATCAGCTGCGACTACGGTACGCAGAACCCCACAGTGTTTGGCCTGTGGCGCGTACACAAGGGCGAGGCTGTGATGGAGAAGGAATACTATCACAGCGGGCGCAAGACCAACCGGCAGAAGACGGATGAAGAATATTACCAAGACCTGGAACGCTTTGCGGCTGGGTACAAGATCGAACGGATCATCATTGACCCCAGCGCCGCATCGTTTGCGGAGTGCATACGGCGACATGGCAAGTTTCCCGTGTGGAACGCCAACAATGCCGTGTTGGACGGAATTCGGCTGACGGGTGCGCTACTCAAGGCCGGGAAGCTGAAATTCCACGAGAGCTGCGTGAAAACGTTTGAGGAGTTTGGGCTTTATAGCTGGGATTCAGAAGCGGCAGAAGATAAGGTCATCAAAGAGAACGATCACAGCATGGATCAGTGCAGGTACCTATGCCAGACTGTACTTAGGAGAGAGTTAAGATGAGCTTTTTGGGAAATTTCGTTAATACGGTAAGGCGCGCACTGTTCCCGCGGGCTGTGGCCGAGCGGGAATTTGGCACATCTCCGGCTGTCAGCATGACGATGGAGCAGCAGATCGCGCTATGGTATGCAATGCTGGTCAATACGCCGCCCTGGCAGGACTGCAATGTGAAAGCGGTGGGACTGCCTGCCGCCATCTGCCGAGAGGTGACGCGGCCAACGCTGGTGGAGTTTACGGCCAACATCACGGGCAGCCAGCGGGCGGACTATCTTAACGATGGCTTTCAGTTGGCGAAAGAAAACTTCGGCAAGGCGCTGGAGCTGGGGCTTGCGCTTGGCGGTGTGGCATTAAAGCCTTACATCTACGGAGACAAGCTGTTGGTGGACATGACCGGCGCGGCGGGTTTTCAGCCGACGAAGTTTGACCCGACCGGGCGATGCATCGGCGGCGTGTTCCGCGACAGGCCGGTGAAGGTCAATGGCAAGTATTATGTGCGGCTGGAATCCCACGACCTGACCGATACTGTTTACACCATCAAGAACAAGGCGTATTACAGCGATTCTACCGGCTCTGTGGGTGCGCCTGCGCCGCTGGACGTGGTGCCGGAATGGGCGGACATTCAGGAGGAAGTGACCATCCAGAACATGGACGGGCCGTTGTTCGCCTACTTCAAGCCGCCTATCGCCAACACGGCGGATACCAACAGCTTGTGTGGCATGTCCATCTACGGTGACGCGGCGACGGTGGAACTGATCAAACAGGCCGATGAACAGTGGGAGCGTCTGCGGTGGGAGTACAAGTCCGGTGAGCGCAAGGTGCTGATGGACGGCAACACAAGCACGGCCAACATGTTTGACAAGCGGCTGTTTGAAATTGGCGCTTTTACGGCTGACGGCGACTTCTACCAGTTCCTTAATCCTGAACTGCGGAATGACGCGGTTTACAAGGGCTTTCAGGACGTTATTCGGCGCATTGAGTTTAACGTAGGCTTGTCTTACGGTGATATTTCCGACCCCCAGACGGTAGAAAAGACTGCAACAGAGATCAGAAGCGGCAAGCAGCGAAAGTATGTGCTGATTAGCAGCATCCAGACGGCGCTTGAACACACGTTTGATGCGTTGATTTACGCAATGGATGTGTATGCCACGCTCTACGGTCTGGCTGCGGATGGCGAGTATGAGGTTACTTACGATTGGGGTGACAGTATCCTTGACGATCAGGAAACCAAGGACAACGAGTTTGCCCGCGATTTGCAGCTGCTGAACGCCGGGATCATGAATGACTGGGAGTTTAGAGCAAAATATTTCAACGAGGACGAGGCGACCGCAAAGGCGGCGCTGCCGAAGATGCAGGACATTGTGACTGAAGCTCAAAGCGAAATTGAATGAGAAAGTACGACTTTACGCCCGAATTGCTGGACGCTCTGCCGGAGGAACTGGCTGAGTTGTATCGTGGGCTGGAAGATACCTTGCTGATGGAGATATGCTCCCGGCTCAAGGCTGCGGACGAGTTGAATGAGGTCACGGTGCAGGACATCAAGGCGCTGCGGGCGCATGGCATTGACCTGAAAGAGATCGAGAAAGCCATACGCAAGACCGCGGGCATCAGTGAGCAGAAGCTCAAGAAGCTGCTGGACGATGTGGTGGTGCGGAATCAAGCGTATTACACCGAGCTTATCACGTTAGCGGATGTGACGCGGCCTGATGTGCTGGTGGATGCGGCGGCTATCGCGGCAATCTATGCACAGACAAAGCAGGAGTGCCGGAACATCACCAGAAGCATGGGCTTTTTGGTGGACAATGGGCGAACGATGCTGCCGCCTGCAAAAGCATACCAATGGTGTTGCGATTCGGCCCTTATGCAGGTGCAGAGCGGCGCGATTTCCTACAATCAGGCGATATCCAACGCGGTCAAGCAGCTGGCGGACAGTGGCCTGAAAACGGTGGACTACGAAAGTGGGCATCGGGATCAGGTAGACGTGGCGGCAAGACGTGCCGTGATGACCGGCGTGAATGCCCTCAACCAGAAGTATGCGGAGCAATCCGCCGACTATCTGGAGACTGATCTTGTGGAAGTAAGCGCCCATATTGGGGCGCGAAACACGGGAAACGGGCTGGAAAACCATGAGAGTTGGCAAGGCGGCGTGTATCGTTGGGCTGAGAAGCCCGGAGATTCAAAGGGCGAGTACAAGGATTTTGTTGCCACCACGGGCTACGGCCAGGGCGCTGGACTGGGCGGCTGGAACTGCCGACACACCTTTTACCCGTTCGTGGAGGGTGTCAGTGAGCCGACATATTCACAGGCCGATCTTGACGCCATGAAAGGCGAAAACCGCAAGTTTGTGTTTGATGGCAAGGAATACGACGGGTACACAGCTACACAGATGCAGCGCAGCATAGAGCGCCAAATACGCAAGCAGAGGCGTCTCAGAGACGCTTATAAGGCCGCAGGGCTGAAAGATGATGAGACCGCCGCCAACATCAAGTTGCGTCGCCTGAACGCCAAATACAAGGAGTTCAGCAAGGCGGCGGGGCTGCCGGAGCAGAAGGAAAGGTTAAAGGTGCTGTATGGCGGGCAGCTGACGGATTCCAAGAAGTTCGCGCCGTTGAAAGAATACGCCGGTACATGGAAGATCAAAGATAGGTTTTCTGATCGTCAATATGTGATTGACGTTGGGAAACCACAGATTTCCGGTGCAAAACAGCACTTTTGGGACAATCTTGAGAACAGGCCGGACAGAAGCAGCTTGAACCTTGAGGCTGCACAGGATATAATCAACAACAGCAGACTGACGTTGTACCAGACAGACCGGCAAACCCTTAAATTTCTTGCAGACAACGGATATGTTATGCTCAACACGAAGAACGAAATCGTGACCGTTGTACCGGAAAAACTTCGCAAGAAGTACCGCGATTATTTGGAGGGGAAATAACATGGCAAGAAGTCCTATCGCACGGCATAATTGCCCACTGTATGAGAGAGAAACCACATGGTCGGAGTGCGTAGAGGTGCAGGAAGTCCGCGAGGATGAAATGGACGCCGCACGGCTGAGAGAACCGTTTGACATGGACAGAGCGAACGAGGTTTGCGAAGAATGCAAATGGTATGTTGTTGAGGACGATGGCTGATGGACAACTTCAAGGCGATTTATAAGCTGCTGCTTGCATTGGAACGTTCCATGGACTTGCCAGCGTTTGATATTGACGCGCTTCAGCTGGAAGCAATGGGCGTCACTGCGGAGCGCCTGCATCGCTATCTGGAAATGCTGCAAGACGCGGGCCTTATCAAAAACGCAGACTTGTACACCAGCGTGACCGGCGACCTCTGTCTCAGAAACTCGCGCAAAATACGGATCACGCTGAAAGGTCTGGAATACTTGCAGGAAAACTCGATCATGAAGAAGCTGTACAACGCGGCAAAGGGCGCTGTGGACTTGATTCCGTGAGGGGTGCTGTATGACAGATAACGCGACTTCTCTTTTTGATACCAACACCTTGCACGCCATTGATGGCGTTTTGAAGAAGGGCGACCGGGTAGAGCTGATCCCCACCAAAGACGGGGTGCGGGTGATACATATCCGGCGAGAGAATGTGAATTTGAAGAAAATCGAAAAAAACTCTTGACTTTGTGGTTAGCTACAAAGGAGGTGAGGAAGTGGCTGAAAAAAGCCGCGCCGAGTATTTTAGAGAGCGCAGAAAGTCCATGAAACAACTTGTGTTTATGGTGGACAAGGAAAAAGCTGAAGCACTCGACAAGAAACTGGCCGAAAAGGGCGAGGGACGAACAGAGTGGTTTAGAAAAAAGCTTGAAGAAGAAATCGGCAAATAAAAAGAACGCCCACCGTCCGACCAAGACAACGTGAGCGTTCAAATCACCACAGGTTTCCCCATTGGTAAATCCATTCTATCATCGGGGAAGCCTCAGAGTCAAGAGAAATGAGGTTTTTTATTATGCTTACTGTTAGAGAAGCCTGCACGTTGCTCTACACACCGAAGGAGATTCTGCTATCGATGGACGGGTGCCAATACACCATAAAGTATCGGGACAAGAACGGCATCGACGAGATCATGATGGGATATTTCGGCGATTTCCTTGTAGAGGACATTTCTGCAATGGGCGAGGATGATTTTTACATCACGGTAAAAATGAAACCGATGAAGAAGGAAGATATTGCATGAACGAACTGATGATTTTTGATAATCCTGAATTTGGGCGGGTCAGAACTTTAGAGGAGAACGGCGCGGTACTGTTCTGCGCAAGTGATGTAGCAAGAGCGCTCGGTTACGCAAAGCCAAGAAACGCGATTGCGGCTCACTGCAAGGGTGCCCTGAAACGGGGCGGGGTCTCTACTACCACAAATCAGTATGGGGTCACAACGGAGCAAGAGACGGAAATGTTGTTTATTCCGGAGAGTGACCTTTATCGCCTTGTGTTTATCTCAAAGTTGCCTGCGGCGGAGAAGTTTACAGATTGGGTCACGGGAGAAGTTCTGCCCACGATCCGCAAGAACGGTATGTATCTGCTGCCGAAGGATTATCCCTCCGCGCTGCGTGCGCTGGCTGACAGCGAGGAACAGCGCATGGCGCTGGAAGCTTCCAATGCGACACTGGCGGCGGAGAATGAGCGTCAGGCACAGGTGATCGCAGAGTTTGAACCGATTCGGCAGTATGTGGATATCATTCTGGAAAGTCCGGATGCGCTGGCGACCTCGCAGATCGCCGCCGATTACGGTATGAGCGCCCAGTAGCTGAATAAGATCCTTCGTGACGAGGGCGTTCAGCACAAGGTAAACGGCCAATGGCTGCTTTACAAGAAGCACATGAACAAGGGCTATACCAAGAGCAAGACTTTCCGGTTCACACATTCGGACGGACGCGCCGACACGAAGCTCCATACACAGTGGACGCAGAAGGGACGCCTGATGATCCACAACATTCTTGAGAAGCGCGGCATCGTGGCGATGATGGATCGGGGGCGCGTGTCGTAATGATGAAGGTCGTCAAGTTCCTCGACCAAAGCGAGGATGTACCCATGGAGCAGCACCTTACGCAGACGACGGAAGCTTTTGCCGCAACAGGCAGGACGCTTTCTGAGTTTATCAAGGGACTGTCGCTTTCGGCAAAGGACAACAACAAGCTCATTGATCTGATCCTGGCCCATGTGGAGGAAGCCAAGATTTCCGGCTGGATCGACGGATATCTTGCCGGAATCGACGAATAAGCGCTTGCCACCGGTCGCGTGGTATGGTATAATAAATCAAACAAATATTCGACCTCGCTCTAAGCGGTGAGTGAGAAGAGCCGAGAGGGGCTAACTGACTACGAATTGTAGTTGGTTAGCCCCTCTTTCTTTTTTTCAAAATTTTTGACCGGCCCGACGTCGCAAAACTACGGGGCCACAGTGGAGGCGACCCACGCGAAAAAAGCGAGGTGGCGAAGGAGCAGACATGAAACGCGATTTTTTGGAAGGTCTGGGGCTGGAAAAGGACGTTGTGGACAAGATCCTCGACGAAAACAGCCGGGACATTGGCCGGGAGAAGCAGAAAGCGGATCAGGCCAAGGAGGACTTGGCGGCGGCGCAGAAGAATCTTGCCGACCGCGACAAGGACATCGAGGAGCTAAAGAAATCCAGCGGCGACGCGGAGGGCATCCGCAAGCAGCTGGAGGAGCTGCAAGGCAAGTACACCAAGGAAACCGCCGAGTACAAGGCCCAGATCGCTGACCGGGACTATTCCGACGCGATTGCCAAGGTCATCAACGACAAGGGCATCAAATTCAGCTCCAAGGCGGCGGAACGTGCCTATGTCGCAGACCTGAAAACAAGGGGCCTGAAACTGGAAAACGGCGTGTTTGAGGGATTTGACGAGTGGCACAAGGCGCAGATGGACGCAGACCCCAGCGCGTTTCAGACCGGCAAGCCCGCCCCCACGTTTGCAAAGCCCGTCGGTACCGGCGGCGCTCCTAAAGCGGAGGGTCTGGGCGCAATGTACGCAAAACAATTCAACGCGCAGTATGCGCAGACAACTACGAAGGAGTGATTTGATCCATGTCTTTTGTGACCAATACGACCTGCACCAAGCGGCCTAATTTCCTGGAAAGCGAAGTTGGCCTGGTGCTAAAGACCCGCGAGATTCCCGCCTCTATGGGCGTGCAAGACGGTAATTACAAGATCGTTGCAGCAGGCACCCCTTTCCCCTCTAACGATGGTAACGCTGTTGGCATCGTATTTGAGCCCGTGGACGTGACCAGCGGCAATATGCCCGGTTCCGTGCTGGTAGCTGGCCGCGTGCTGGCGGAGAACCTGAATCTACAGACCGCCGCCAAGACCGCACTGGCCGGTAAGGGCATCGTGTTCGTCGACACCCCCGCCATTACTCGCGGCTACACCGTGACTTATGACAAGAACGACGGTACCGGTACGCCTCCCGTGGATGGCAACACCTATTTCGAGGGTTCCATCGCGCCGGTTTCCACCAGTTATCCGCTGACCAAGAGCGGCAATAAGCAGACCGGCTGGAGCACCAGCAAGGGCGGCGCTGCTGTGACTGAGGTGGAGATCACCGGCAATGTGACCCTGTACCCCGTGTGGACGACCAACGGCTAAGTAAGGAGGTAAGAAACTATGCCCGATATCCTGAACATGATTTCCAGCGCTGAGCGCCTGGAATTTGCACAGAATCTGTCTGTTGCGCGGCCCGCTTACATCGGCGACCGCATTTTCCCCGACCAGAAGACCGCCAATCTCAAGGCGGAGTATCTGCGTCTGGCCGATGGTGCCAACATCCCCGTGATGGCAACCGTACACGCCTTTGACACTGAGGCCGAGATCGGCACCCGCCCCGTGTTCGAGAAGACCGAGGTGGAAAAGCTGCTGATCAAGCGCAAGATCAACCAGACTGAGCGCGTGCGGCTGATGATCGAAAACGGCGTAAGCGACGAGAACGAGATCATCCGCTATGTCTTTGACGACATGCGCCAGATGGCCGAGGCCGTCAAGACCCGCACTGAGGTTGCCAAGATGGAAGTGCTGGCAACCGGCAAGATGACCATCAACGAGAACAACCTGAACCTCAAGGTGGACTACGGTGTTCCCACCAAGAACACCGGCTACAAGATCGACTTCGGCCCCAACGCTGATATCGTGGGCCAAATCATGGCCGTGGCTGACGATGCCGCTGAGTCCGGCAACGCCCTGACCGAGATCGTGACCTCCACCAAAATTCTGCGCAAGCTGGCTGCCAACAAGGGCATTCAGACGCTGATCTATGGCACTGTGGGTGCTGGCACTTATGTTCCTGCCGAGAGAATCCGTTCTCTGTTCGCGGAACTGTTTGGCTTTGGCGTCATCACCACCAATGACCTGCGTTATAAGACCCAGACCGCCAGCGGCAACGAGGCCACCAAGCGCTTTTTCCCCGAAGACAAGATGGCGTTCCTGTGCAATGGCACGTCTTCCTCCTTCGGCGTTGGCCTGTGGGGTGTGACCCCAGAGGAAGCCGACTACGGGCAGTACAACGAAAAGAGCGCCAACCAGTTCATCACCATTACCCAGTGGGCCACTCCCGACCCCGTGGCGGTGTGGACAAAGGCCAGCGGCGTGTTTATCCCCGTGGTGCCCAATCCCAACGGCCTGTTTATCGCAGCCGACACCAGCAAGTAAGCGCGCCTCCTCCCCGCCCCGATGGAAAACCTGACGGGCGGGGAGGAAACGATATAAAGGAGGCGGAAAACATGGCATACGCAGATTATGAATACTACGCTACCGAGTTCTACGGCACGGCCATTGACGTGGACGCTTTCCAGGCCCTGGCTGGTAGGGCATCGGCCTATGTGGACTATGTGACCATGAACCGCGCCAGAAATGTCACCGGCGACGCCATGACCGCCGTGCAGAACGCGGTGTGCGCATTAGCAGAGGTGATGCAGGACGGCGAACGGCTGAACAGCGTCGCCTTTAACGCCGAAAGACCTGTAGCAAGCGAATCCGTGGGCGACTGGTCAAAAAGCTACGGCACGAAAGCGGTATCTGCCGCCGATATGCAGCTGCTGGAAGCAAGAAAGCGGGAGATCGCGGCCATGTATCTGGCACCTTACGGACTACTGAAAGCAAGGGGGTACGGATCATGTCCATGTTCCCCCACACGGTAACGCTCTATAACGTGACCCACGAGACGGACACCGGCACCATGCAGGACGTGACGAAGCTCTATGTGACGGTGCTTGAGGGTGTGCTGCTGTCCGCTTCCAAGGCGGCCAACGTAAGGGCCAGCGGCCTGGAAGGGGCCGATGCGGTAAACCTGTACATCCCGTTTTCAGTTGTTGCAAAAGATGCAACGACTGGCAAAAAGAAACGGTATGCAGGGCCGCAGGACTTCTGGAACGCGGAGGAAAAGTCCGGACTGTGGACACTTTCCACCAACGGCAACGGCGGAGAGAGCTTTTTCGTCAAGGGGCGATTTGTCACAGACAACGAGACTGTGGCAAGGGCGCACGACGACTGCTACGAGGTGACAAAGGTGGACATGAAAGACTACGGTGACCTAAAGCACTGGGCCGTGGGAGGTAAGTGATGGGGCTGAAATTCAGCGTACACACCGAGGGCATGGACGATGTGCGGCGGCAGCTGGCGCTTGCCTGTGATAAGGCCGAACACGTTCTTGCTATTCAGGTGGAAGCCGACACGGTGCCGTACGTTCCGGCGCTGACCGGCTCCCTGACCCAGAGGACACGGGCCATCGGGAACACGGTGGTGTATCCGGGGCCTTACGCCAGATACCTTTATTACGGAAAGTTGATGGTCGATCCCGATACGGGAAGCCCGTGGGCCAAGAAAGGCGCGACGAAGGTTCTGACAGACCGAAATCTGGTATTTTCACAAGCCATGCACCCAAACGCGCAGGCGCATTGGTGCGAGGCATCCAAGGCGCAGAACATTGAAAAATGGGTGCGCGTAGCGCAAAAGGCGGTGGCGAAATATGGCAAATGACAAGCCGAAGAAACTAGTTTCGGCGGCAGAGGAGGACAAAATCTCCCGCGCGATGCTGGTATGGCTGAACACATGGCCGGATAAGCCGGTGGATGTGATCCGGTATGAGTTTCTTCCCGCTGACAGCGAGGGCGCAATGGCGCTTTCGACCATTCAGGGGACATACATTACACGGCGTTACATTTTGGGCGGCCATCAAGCGGAGTACCAGTTCAAGGTGATCTACCGGCTAAAGCCGGGCAACAGCAACGACAAGCGCCTGAAAGCCGACGAACTGTTGGACAGTCTGGCAGATTGGGCGGCAGACGGCGGGCCGGACATCGGGGACGACGCACGGGTGGTTCGCGTGGAAGCCACCACGCGCTCCGCATTGTTCGGCGCATACGACAACGGCGACGAGGATCATCAGATCCTCATGAAAATGACTTACGAGGTGATAACAAATGCCTGATAACATTTTTAACACGACAGCGGGCCAGACCATTGACCGTGAGCTTCTGATCGCGTACTTAAACACCGGCACCAGCGCTTCCCCGGAGTGGTCTGCCTTTGGCACCCGCGTGGCGGATTCCAGCATGGAATATGACTGGCAGGAGAGTTCTGAAAAGGACATCCTGGGCACCACCCGCACCACCATGAAGAAGCCCATTGTCACGCAGACCTTTGACCCCTGCTACTTGGACAGCGGCGACAAGGCGCTGACGAAGATTTGGGAGTTGGCCGTAAAGAAGCAGGATGCGGCGGCACTGGCCAATCAAGACGTGCTGATCGTCCACCACTACGCGGGCACCGCAAAGACGGCTGTGTTTGCCGAGCGCTACGAAGGTGCAATGGTGAAGCCCTCCAGTCTCGGCGGCGAGGGCGGCGGCTTTGTGGGCATGCCCATTGACGTGACTTACGGCGGCACTCGCCCCACCGGCACCGCTTCCGTGACTGCCGGTGTGTTGACGTTCACGGCGGATTCGGAGTAACTGACCGAAGGAGGCGCGAAAAATGAAGGAACTGAAAATCGCAACCGGCGTTGAGACCTATAAGCTGAACGATTCCGTTGAAGTCTCTTTCAACCCCACAGATGCTGCGTTTGGTGAAAAGCTTTTCAACGCGTTTGATACGCTGGACAAGCGTCAGGAATCCTACAAAGCTGAGGTTGGAAAAGCTGAGGGCAAGAGAGAGCTTTTTGACGTGGTGCGAAAGCTGGACGGCGAAATGCGGGATATCATCAACGACGTTTTTGAGTTCGATGTGTGCAACGGCCTTTTCGGAGAGCTGAATGTGTATGCGCTGGCGGAGGGTTTGCCCCTTTGGGCCAACCTGCTGTTGGCGATCATGGACGAAATGGACGAGACGGTTATGCGAGAGAAGAAAGCCATGAACCCCCGCATCGCCAAGTACACCAAGAAGTACCACAAATGACGTACACGCTGCCGACATCCGTTGAGATCAACGGGCAGGAGTACGAGGTGCGGTCGGATTTCCGTGCCATTCTGGATATCCTGGAAGCCATTAACGACGTGGAGCTGGACGACCAGGAGCGGGCGGCGGTTGTGCTGGATATTTTCTATCCCGGCTTTGAGGACATGCCATCCGATGACTACGAAGAAGCCATTGCAAAGTGCATGTGGTTCATCAACTGCGGACAGGAAAACGATGCCGGGAAGAAACCCAAAAAGCTGGTGGACTGGCAGCAGGACTTTCCCGTGATCGTGGCGCCGGTGAATCGCGTGATAGGAACGGAAGTTCGATTGCTGGATTATCTGCATTGGTGGACGTTCATCGGGGCATATCAGGAGATCGGCGATTGTCTGTTTGCCCAGATCGTGGGCATCCGGCAGAAGCTTGCCAACGGCAAATCTCTGGACAAAAGCGAGAGAGATTTCTACCGAAACAACCGAAATCTTGTTGACCTGAAGCAGAGATACACCGAGTGGGAGACTGACAAGATACGGGAGTGGGTGTGAAAAAGCCGCCCCATTTTGGGGCGGCTGGCTCAAGAAATGACGTACTTGGAGACCATTCTTCCGATTTGACCAATGTCTACATCGCCTTTAAACTCAAATGTGGCAGAAAAGCCGCTTGAGAATTCAAGGTACAACTCGGAATCCTTGACCATTTCCATAACGCTTGGTGTTTGGATGGCAAAAAACTGAACTTTGGAGTAAGGCAGGGAGGAAAAAGAGCGCTTTGATCCGGTGATTCCCTGCACGTCGATTGCGACAATGCGCTTGTTTGTAAAAACAAGTTGGTCGCGGATGGTTTTAAATGCCGACAAAATCACTTCGTCGTTCAAAAGCAGACCGTAAAGCTCATTTCGAACCTCATTGACATTTATCGGGCGAAGATTCCAAACAGAATTTTTGTTAAAATTTATCATTTCTCACACCTCCATGTGCAAATTATAGCACATAGTTTATCAAATGTCCACAAAAACAGTGAAAGCGTGGTGAGTATATGGCGGCTGACGGGTCTATTGTGTTCAGCACGGAAATTGACGACAAGAAAGCACAGGCGGACTTAAAAAAGCTGGAAGAAAAAATCCAAAAAATAGAATCAGAACTTAGCGAAAGTACCGGGAAGAAAAGCGCCATTGAAAAACAACTGGACGATGCCAAAGGTGCTGCCAAACAAACCGAGCAAGAAATCACGCGCATTATGGATGCACTTAAATCTGAGTTAGCACTTAACGAAGATATTGCCAGCGGGAAGATTACACTTTCTGATGCGGAATGGCAACAGGCGGAAGATCGTCAAGGGCAGCTTATTGCAGACCTGAAAGGGCAGCAGGATTTGCTTAAAAATCAGGATAGAGAAATCGAATCTCTGGGAAAGCAGTATGACCGCGTAACAAAAAAGATTGAAGATCAAACAGCGGCGCTGAACAGCGCAAAAGGTGCCGCGGGTGACCTTGCTGCAAGGCTGGCCGGTGCAAAAGACCAAACAGTCGGTATGAGCGCGGCGGCAGAGGAAGCGGCAAAGCGCATGGACAAATTCAGTCAGCACGTAAAAACTTTGGCAAAACGTGTGCTGGTGTTTTCGCTGATCACAGTGGGACTACGGGCACTGAAAAACTATTTGTGGGAAGCCATTCAGCAAAACGACGAGGCTGTGGCTGCCATCGCGCGGCTGAAAGGCGCGTTGATGACGCTGGCGCAGCCTATTGTGGAGGTGGTGATCCCGGCGTTTACGGTGCTGATCAATGTGATCACCCGCATTGTGACGGCGGTCGCAAAGCTGATCTCCATGTTGTTTGGCACCACGATCCAGAAATCGGCGGCTGGCGCGAAAGCGCTGAACAAGCAGAAGGACGCGATTGACGGCGTAGGAGAAGCGGCGAAAGAAGCCAGTAAGTACTTGGCGGGGTTTGACGAGCTGAACGTGATGGACAGCCAGGACAATTCTTCGGCAAGCGGCAGCGGCGGGTTTGATACCAGCGGAGGCATCGCGCCGGACTTTACCAGCATGATCGACGACAGTTTAAGCGCCATTCTGGAACTGTTCACCGGCGCGGCGCTGCTGGCGCTGGGCGCTGTTCTGACCTTCTCCGGCGCAAATATTCCGCTGGGTATTGCATTGATGGTGTTGGGCGCTATTGCAATCTGGGACGCTATTTCTGAAAACTGGGACGCGATAAAAGAAATGCTGCAGGGGCCGCTTGGCTGGGCCGTTTCCATTCTTAGTGTGGCGGCTCTGGTAATTGGCGCTATCCTGATCTTTTCTGGCGCAAATATTCCGCTTGGCTTGGGACTGTTAATTATGGGAGCTATCGGCCTCGCATCTGCTGTGGCGGCCAACTGGAACTACATTGTGGAAGCACTGCAAGGGCCGCTTGGATTGGTTGTTGGCTTGCTGGGCGCGGCGCTGTTAGTGCTTGGCATTGTTCTTTTATTTACCGGCGTTGGCGTTCCGCTTGGACTAGGCTTAATTCTGATTGGCGCAACAGGCTTGGCAGCGGCCATCGCACCCAACTGGAACTTTTTAAAAGAAAAGTTGGTTGGATGCTGGGAAAGCATCAAAAACTGGTGGAACACAAAGGTAAAAAAGTTTGTGTCTGAACACTGGTGGGCGCAGCTGGGCTTAAAAATAATCGGTGGCCTTTTGGCGGGGCTAATCAACAAGTGGAAAGTCGTAGTTACTTGGGTGACAAACGCGGTGAAATGGATCACCAACGCTTTTAGCAGCGTACTGAATTTTCTGAGCGGCGGTAAAGGCACGTTTGCCTCACGAAATAATCTTGGCTCCGGTGGTATCGGTGGATACAAGAAGCAAACTATGCCTGCGTTGCGGGCCGTGCAAGTGCCCGCCCTGGCACAGGGCGCCGTTATACCGGCCAACCGGGAATTTCTCGCGGTGCTGGGCGACCAGAAACGAGGCACCAACATTGAAGCACCCGCTGACCTGATCCGGCAGATATTCCGCGAGGAGAGCGGCAATTCCGGCGGCGACATTGTGATCCGGTTTACCGGAGAGTTGGCTCAGTTGGCAAGAGTGCTGACGCCAGAGATCACGCGGCAGCAGCGGCAAAACCAGAGATCGTGGGGAGGTGGAAGCCTGTGAGCGCACCGTATTTCAAGATCAATGGTACGGACATTCTCCGTTTCGTGCGAGAAGAAGGTATGGAATGGTCCCGCAACGACCTTGACAATTCAGAAGCAGGGAGAACCATGGACGGCACCATGCACCGCGGTCGCGTTGCAATCAAGTACAAGGTCAACATTCGCTGCATGGATCTATACCGGAATGAATTGATGATGCTGATGAAATTAATTCTTCCGGAATTTGTCACAGTGGAAACCAATCTGCATCCGTTGTACGAGACGGTTGTGGCGCAGTTTTATTCCAACAACGTGCCTGCCACGGTGACGACGGTAGACCCAAAAACAGGAGAATCGCTGTGGTCTGGCATTTCGTTCCCGCTGGTAGAGCAGTAAGGAGGGCGAAATGCAGAGCACGAACGCAAGATATCAGGAACTGCTGGCAAGCACCCACCGGATGCAGACGCAACTTTACATTGACAATGTAGTCTACGGCGAAGAAAAGATTATGGAGGGGTCTCTTCAAACGAAGAACTCTCTATTCCAGGGGGATATCCCCACTGTGGGCGGGGCGGTGGCCGGGGAGATATCCGTGCAGCTGCTGGGGGTGCTCTCCTCCAGCGTGGCCAGAATGGCTGAATTAAGGCCGCAGGTGCGGCTTGTGGGCGATTCCGGCGAGCCCAGCGAATGGGTGGCTCAGGGGGTCTACAACGTGGACAAGCGGAGCTACAACAAGCAGACCGGCGTGCTGACGCTGCACGGCTATGACAAGATGCTGGCCACGGAGCAGTGGTATACCGGCAGCGTGGGCACCGGCGGCGTGACGGATATCACCATCGTCAACCGGGTCTGTACCCAGGTCGGGATCACGCTGGACAGCGAGACGGACAGCTTCTTTTCCGCCAGCGGCAAGAAATACAAGGTGACAAAGCCCAGAAACTACACCTGCCGGGAGCTGCTACAGGCGATCGCCGGGTGGTACGGCGGCAACTGGTGCATGACGCCGGTGGGCAAGCTGCGGCTGGTGCTGCTGAACAGTCTGCCGAAGGAGACCAATTATCTGGTGGACAACGGCGGCAATGCCATCACGTTTGGAGGTGACAGGATTCTTGTCGGGTAAAATTTTTGTAGGAAACAGTGCGTCCAGTCTGACAGAGGCGGACAAGCTGCAGCCCTACAGCAAGGTAACGGTGACGGACGGCACCAACAGCTACACGTCCGGCGACAATACGGGACGGGAGCTGACGGTCAATGTGCCGCTGCTGCCCAGCATCAAGGGCGACACGCTGGCGGCGAATATTCTGGCGGCGGTTAAGAACTACCGCTATCAGCCCTACGAGGCCGCTGACGCTCTTTTAGACCCGGCGGCGGAGCTGGGCGACGGCGTGACCGTGGGCGGCATCTACGGCGGGATACACGCCAAGACGACCACGTTTTCCCGGCTGTTCCGGGCGACGGTGAGCGCTCCGGCGGAGGAGGAGATCGACAACGAGTATCCGTACCTGTCCGCTCAGGAGCGGGACGCCGTGCGGCAGAAGAAGCAGACGGCGCAGAACACGGCGGATATTGCCGGAAACACCGCAGACATCGGGACACTGAACGCGCAGGTGGCACAGCTCGACAGTCTGGTGGCAAATAAGGCCAGTATCTCCGACCTGGACGCCGCCGTGGCGCGGATATCCTCGTTGGAGAGCAACCAGATCACCACCAGCTACCTGAAAGCCAATTATGTTGAGGTGAACGGCCAGACCGTCAAAGACCTGAAAGCAAGTATCGCCAACATTGATACTTTGTTTACAAATGCTGGATATGCTGGAACGATTACCGCGAGAGGCGTTTACACACCCTCCCTGCACGTGGACAGGTATACATTCTCCCCGCAGACTATCACCTACAAGAACGGCAGCGGCGCAAGTACGACAAAGATCATGCTGGTGGGCACATAAGGAGGACTACATGAAAACAACCGAAAGAAACACCATCCAGTCCGTCCGGCTGGCGCTGGATCGGATCGAGGTACACGGCAGCGGCAATCTTGACTTGCTGCTGGGGTGCATGCAGGTGCTGGACGGTCTGCTGGCGACGGCGACGGAGGAAACAGAGGTGGCAGAGGATGGCTGACAGATCTATCGGCCAGCTGCCGGAGGCCACCACCATCGGCGCAACCGACCTTCTCATCATGGAGCAGGCCGGAACGGCCAAGAAAGTACAGGGCCGGACGCTACTGGCGTGGCTGGACGGCCACGGCGGCATCGCGGACATTGACTTCAATGCCGACGACACCATGACGATCACCGCCGCGGACGGCGCGGTGTGGACATCGAACAGCCTGCGCGGGC